AATACTACACGGCTGCTCAGAAGAAGATCGAAGAGCCCCTGCTTCAGGCACAGGCAGCGCTCGCCGCCGCCCAGGCCCCCGGCATGGAAGGCAAGTTCACCGAGACGGACATGTCCCAGCTTCAGGGCAACGTCAATCTGGCTGAGAGGGAAGTCCAGGTCCAGCGCTCGATCATCGCTGAGCAGGCGCTGCTCCAGGTCCAGGCACAGCGGGCGCAGGTTGAAGCCACCCTTGGCGCGGACTCGTCAGAGGCCATCTTCTGGCTGAACGAAGAAATCCGGGCCAAGGAACGCCTGGTCGAAGTCAGCCGCGAGAAGAACGCTGTCGAGGCCGCATCGGCACAGAGCCAGATCTCGGTTGGGTCTGCCGTGCAGAACGCCAACAACCAGTGGGCCATGCAGGCTGGCCTGATGCGTCAGGTCGCCAGCGGTGGCTACGAAATGGTCCCGGTTGCTGAGCAGGTTGGCAAGGCATGGGGCCAGGTGCTCAACGGCATGACCAGCGGGTTCTCGACCCTGTTCAAGGATCTGGTGTCGGGCACCATGACTGCGGAAGAGGCGTTCCAGAAGTTCGCCCTGTCAGTCATCTCGATGTTCATCGACATGATCGCCCAGGCACTGGCCTACCAGATCGTCGCTGGTCTGACGGGCACTGGTGGCGGCGCTGCCGGTGGTGGTGGCGGTGGCGGTGGAGACTGGATTGGCACGCTGCTGGGAGGCCTGTTCGGCTCTCCGGGCATGGCACTTGGTGGTGGCGTGCGTGGCGCAGCGACTGGTGAGATGATCAGCGGCGGCGTTCCCAACCGCGACAGCGTGCTTCGCAAGGTGATGCCTGGCGAGTTCATCCTTCGCCAGTCGGCAGTGAGCGCCATCGGTGAGGACACCCTGACCGGCCTCAACAATCTGGGCAACCGGACCCTGTCCGAGAGCGGCACGACGCCGATCTCCAATCAGGACAAGGCGGGCAGTGGTGGCGGTGTAGTGAACGTCTGGGTCGTGAGCCCTGATGAGCAGCCCCAGCAGATGGGTCCGAACGATGTCATCGCCGCAGTGGCCGATAACATCCAGCGCCGTGGCTCGCTGAAGCAGCTCATCAAGCAGGTACAGATGGGCGCGGTCTAACCGCGCCCCTCAAGCACCTGGCAGAGGTTGACCAACCGGTAGAGGTCGGAGCGAACCGATTCCACCAAGGTCGGCTCAACAATGATGGTGCTGATCTCAAAGCTGTCAGGAATGGTGTAGGTGAACGATGCCCCAGCAAGGTACTCAGTCACCACATCCGACATGTGGGGGATGCCTGCCACCTGAACCGACAACGTGGTGCTAAAGCGCCGAACCTTCCGGTATGAGGCATCCTGAAGTTCCCCACCCATCGAAAGGGTGATGTCCTCTTCAGTTCGGATGTCCTCAAGGGTCGGCTTGACCGTCAGCATAACATGTGCGGCGGCGGTGGGTCGATTGCACGAGAGCACCAACCACTGGTCGCCTGAAATGAGATCCACGGAAACTGAGTAGTCGGTGATCGTCACCTCGGACTCTCGGGGTGTAAACTCGACGGTCTCACCCGCCATCGTAGCCGACACACTCATCACCAGACCAGCAAAAGCCACAGTCAAGACATTCATTTCGAAACTCCATATGACGCAGCCAGAGTACCTAGTGCAGCACGCGTGACATATCAACCATTGGCTGGTTATTTTTGCTCATCATCCCCATATCTGGCTGATGGAAACCTTCCTCTTCCCCCTGCACACTTTCGCTATGCGATACCCGGAATCTTCGGCCAAGGTGAAGTTTGGCCGAGGCTATGAATTTGCCTCTGCTCCCAAGGGACCAGACCAGCTCACGGTGACCCTGAACTTCGCTGCGATGTTCTTCTATCTTGGCACGAACGGGTTCCCTGACCTGACCGTCGAGACGAAGGTCAACATCGCCGTGCTGGAGCAGTTCTACGAGCGGCACCGGCTCCACAAGAAGTTCATCTACCCCCATCCGGCCCGAGGCAACCTCATCGTCCGCTTCTCGGCTCCCCTCCAGTACAAGCTGAAGGAGAATGGTCACGGCGCTGTCGAGCCGTTCTCGATGGAGCTGCTGACCCAGCCATGACCACTCCGATCACCCATCTTCAGGAGGCGCAGAAGCTCACCGCTGATGCCCTCGTGGACCTCTACCAGATCAACCTGAAGTTCAAGCCAGTCACCTACCTGTTCAAGGATGGCGATACAGTCACTTGGCAGGGTAAGGAATACGAGGGCACCGCTGCCCGCCTGACCGGTGACCAGCGAGCCGCTGACGGTGAAGAGAGCCGCCCATCGCTCCAGGTGCTGAACCCGCTCGGCGTTTTCAACAAGATCGCCATGGACGGCGACCTCGACCTGGCCATCATCACCCGCAAGCGTCTGCTGCGCCAGCACGTGGACGCCAACGTCAATATCTTTGAGCAGCGCATGTGGTACGTGGGCCGTGTCCGCGAGCTGGTCGGTGGCCAGACCATCACCCTCGAACTCCGCAACATGACCGAAGGCCCGAACTTCGAAATCCCCGTGCGGATGTACATGCCGCCCGAGTTCCCGCTGGTGTCCCTGTGATCGAGTACCAGGAGCTGCTGGGCCACCAATTCGAGTTCGGAGTGCAGGACTGCTACACGGTCGTCCGCGACTTCTACCGGATCAATTTCAGCATCGAGCTGCCCAACTATGCCCGCCCTCAAGGGTTCTGGACTCAAGGCATGGACATGTACATGGACCGGTATTTCCGGAACGGCTTCGAGCCACTCCACTGCCACCCGTCCCAATACCAGATTGGTGATGTCTTCATCATGTCCATTCGGGCCAACGTGGGCAACCACGCGGGCGTGCTTGTTGAAAATGGTCAGCTCCTACACCACTTTACAGGTAGGCTCTCAGAGGTAACTCCCTACCGAGATTTGTGGCGGAACACCACAGTTGCTGTCCTTCGTCACAAGGAAGCCGTGATCGACCAGATGGTCGTAAAGGGCGATCTCCTAGACTACCTCTCACCAAACGTTCGTCGGCGGGTCGATGCAGCACTCAGAGATCAAAACCTCCCTTCTTGAGTTCTACAATGAGACCGCAGAGCGGGTCGGCTTCGTGCTGACCAGCGGTGAGATTGTGGAAGTCACGAACGTCTGCACGAACCCTGCCGAGGGATTCGATGTCTCAGCCGAGGACATCATCAAGTACGAGGGCCAGGTCGTCTCCACCTGGCACACACATCCCAACGCCACTTCGAACCTGTCGCTTGGTGATTACACCACCTTCATGGCTTGGGAAGACTGTGACCACTACATCGTCGGCAACAACGGTGTAAGCCGCTTCGTCGTCCAAGACGGAGACGTGCTCATTGCATAGAGTCGTCCACTTGCACGGCTACTTCGCAAAATTCCATTCAGGTCCGATCAGGGTAACAGGCGACACGATTGCAGAAATCGTGGAGTCCGTGACGCGCCAGCTCCCCGGCTTCCGGCCAGACCCGATCAAGGGTCGGCACCGCATCAAGGTTGCGGGCTGCGAAACCCTTGAGGACATCTACCGTGCCCTTGGCGACCAGATCGACATCCACATTGTCCCGCAGCTAAACGGCGGCAAGGACGGTGGCGCATTGCTCCAGATCGGTCTGGGCATCGCCCTGATCGGCGTCGGCTTCTTCATGGGTGGCATGACCTCCTGGTGGGGCAGCATGCTCATGAAGGTCGGTGCCCTGTCCCTTCTGGGTGGCCTGGCTCAGATGCTGGCCCCCCAACCAGAGTCCGACAAGGACGAGCAGACCAAATCTCGCTACCTCGGTGCCCCCAAGAACACAGTGCAGATCGGAACCCGTATTCCGATCCTGTACGGCGAGCATCAGGCCTACGGGCACTACCTCTCCTTCGACATCAACGCTAGCGAATACAAGGGAACCGCCACTGATACTGGCGGGGAAAGCAGTGGCAAATGACACGACCAAGTGAACTGATTATCCGACAGGCCGTCGATGCCTTTGGTGGCTTCCGTCCCGCTGCACGAGCACTGCGCGAGCAGGGCTTTGACATCTCCGAGAGTGGTATCCGTGGCATGGTTTCCCGGTGGTCCGAGACCGCTGAAGGCACCGAAGACCCTGACTTCGAACTGGAGTTCGAGCAGGGCGTCTCATCCATCAACATCGACAGCCTGATCGAGCGTCGCATCGAGCAGTTCGAAGAGAAGAAGAAGGCCTTTGACCGTGAGAAAATCATCCCGGTCGGTGTCCGCTTGGATGGTCCGATTGGACTTGGCTTCATGGGCGACCCCCACGTCGATGACGACGGCACCGATCTCAAGCAGCTGTTCGAGCACGTCGCGCTCTTCGACGGTCGCAACGAAGGGCTCTATGCCGCGAACCTCGGTGACGTAGCGAACAACTGGCAGGGCAAGCTGGCCCGTCTGTGGTCCGAACAGTCAACCAGTGCTGCCGAAGCCCGCGCCATCGTCCAGGAGTTCCTGACCCGTGTCCGCTGGCTGTTCTACATCCACGGCAACCATGACATGTGGGCCGGTGGCAACAACCTGATCAACGAGATGATGGGCGACCACGCCCTGATCAAGAAGGACCACAAGGTCCGCATCGGCCTCAAGTTCCCCAACGGCAAGAACGTGAAGATCTATGCCGTCCATGGCTTCCGTGGCCGCTCGATGTGGTCGGACGTGTTCGGTGCGGCAAAGACTGCACAAATGGATGGGACACACCATATCTATGCTGGGGGCCATACTCACGTCAGTGGTTATGCTCACGGGTGGCACGAAGGCAACGAGCTGATGTGGCACGCCATCCAGGTGGCCTCCTACAAGAAGATCGATCGGTACGCCGAGGAACTGAACCTCGACCCGAAAGACCTCTACAACTGCCCCGTCGCTCTCATCGATCCTTACGCAACTTCTCAGATCAATTTCATCCGTTGGGAGTTCGATCCTTTCGAGGCAGCCGAACGCCTCAAGTGGATGCGTACCCGTTTCAAGGCCGGTAAGTCAGCGAGCTAGAATATGACCACTGCTGTGATTACGCGCCAGTTCTACGGTTCTGGCGGCATGATGGGGGGAGGCGCGACCTCCCCCACCCAGACAGCAGATAATCTGTTCTCGATGGATGTTGTCGAGGCGCTTCTTGGCGTCTCGGAAGGCCCCATCGAGGGCCTGGCTCCCGGTGGGGCCCAGAACTGGTTCATCGGTGACACCCCGCTCATCAACAGCGACGGCAATCAGAACTTCGACTCGTTCGAGCTGATCGTCCGCAAAGGCAACGAACTCGGCCAGGACATCAAGTCCCGGCTGGGTGGCTTTAGCTCGTCCACTTCGGTGCAGACCGAGCTTGCCTCCAACACCCCGGTGGTCCGTCAGGGATCGCTCACCGACATTGACTACCTTGATCTCCGTCTGGCCATCAACCGTCTGGGGAAGACCACCGACGACGGTTCTTTCGAGCACACCGGCACGGTCAAGATCGAGACTAAGCTGACCAGCGCCTCAGGCTGGAACCCGGTCAAGACCGTGGTCACCAACCCGCCAGAGGAAGCCTTCAACGGCAACGACAGCGAGGTCTACATTCGCCTCGACAAGGAGGTTCTGGTCTCCGGAGCTGAAGGCGACGCCATTGTTTTCTGGCAGTCGACCCCTCCTGTGGTGAACTCCAACCTCCCTGTCATTTGGTTCGACAGCTCCCAGCTGAACCGCCCCAAGAAGCAGAGCGGGACGTCGTGGGTCGACTATGGATACAGCGTCTACAGCAACTCGAACTGGACCTTTGGCAACCGGACGATTGTCATCCTCACCGGCATTCAGAACGCTCTGGTCTCGACCAGTGCCCCCGGCGGGCGCGTTCGTGGCGACTTCTGGCTGAACCCTTCGAACAACACCGTCCACTTCTACAACGGCTCGGCCTGGGTCAAGGCTGGTAGCACGCTGTCCCCGGGCGCGTTCTTCGGGCAGGGCAGCACGGGTGGATCCAGTTCCCTCGAAGCCGGTGTCATCACCATCACCGGCAAGGCCAGCGGGACTTACGTCAAGGAACTTCGCATCCCGGTGAACAAGGTATCGAACGATACCTACGACATCCGCGTGACCAAGACTTCGCCGGATAACACGACCGAAGAGTTCTTCGATGTGCAGTGGGAGTCGTTCCAGCAGGTGAAGGCCACGGTCTTCAACTTCCCCGCTCTCGCCACCGTCCAGCTCACGGCTCGCGCCTCCGATCAGTTCTCGTCCATCCCAGATTTCTGGGGCATCTACCGTGGCCGCATCGTCAAGGTGCCCTCGAACTACAACACCTCGACCCGCATCTATTCCGGCCTGTGGGACGGCACCTGGAAGTTCGCCTGGACCAACAATCCTGCTTTCATCGTCAACGACCTGGTCGAGCACGACCGCTATGGCATGAACGCCTACTACCCGGTCGTGCTGAACAAGTTCGACGTGTATGAGGCTGGCCAGTGGTGTGACACTCGCCGTGTGGACGGCAACCCGCGCTTCACCTTCAATGGCCTGATCTCGGACCCTCGCGGCTGCCGTGAGGCCATCGAGTACATCTGTGGCACCTTCGGTGGCCGGTTCTTCGATGACGGCAACGGTTCGGCTACGATCAAGATCGACAAGGACGATCAGGCCATCGCTCTGTTCTCGCCTGAGAACGTGGCCTCGGGCCTGTTCACCTACTCGTTCACCGAGGCCACCAGCCGCTACAACGACATCACCGTCACCTTCATCAACCCGGAGCTGAACTGGGCCGAGGATCGTCGTCGCGTCAGCGAGCCGAACCACATTGCCAAGTATGGCCGCATCCCGCTGAACTTCATCGCGGTCGGCTGCACCAACGTGGCTGAGGCCATTGCCCGTGCCCGCTACAAGCTGGCCACCGGCATCAACGAGAAGACCATCGTCAACTTCCGGACCAACCGGGCAGGGCTCTATCTGAAGCCCTACGAAGTGATGCTGATCGCTGACGACGACATCGAGAACGGCATGTCGGGCCGCGTCAAAGCCGTCACCGGCGCTCGCACGATCACGCTGCGTGACCCGCTGTATTTCGAGGCGGGCGTCTCCTATTCGATCTCGTTCCAGGTGCCCAACACCTCCACCGTCAGCTTCAATCTGGTCGAGCTGGCGCTGACGACCACGGTCGGCAACGTCACCACCCTGACGACCACCACCAATCTGCCTACTCTGCCTGAAGACGCCGTGTTCGCCATCAACAGCAGCAAAGCTGGTTCGAACCCGAAGGCCTTCCGCATCACCAAGATCGACGAGTCCGATGGTGACCCGGACATGGTTGAGATCCAGGGCATCGAGATCGACCGCCAGAAGTGGGCCTACGTCGACGGGCTGGTGACCGAGCTGGTCAATCCTCCGACCTACGTCCTCAACATGTCGGCCAAGCCGAAGCCCGCTTCCCGGCTGCGGATCACGCCCCATATCGTCAGCAAGGGTGGTGCTCGTACCAACAATCTGATCGTCGAATGGGACGCCAGCAATTCCAACACCGTCATCAAGTACAAGGTGTTCGCGTCGCGGAACAACAACCAGATGAGCCTGGTCGCAGAGACCAGCGGTCAAGCCTATGAGATGACGGATGTCATCCCGGGTGAGTACCTGATCTCGGTGATCGCCAGCACGTCCCAGATGGACTCGGAACCGATCTACGCCGAGCACCGGTTGATCGGTGACATCCGCGACATCTCTCAGGTCACGAACCTGAAGCTGCTCAACGAGACCGGCAACATCTTCACTACCGCCAACCCGACGTTCGGCTGGGATCCGGTTCTGACCCCCGACCACGAGGATTTCGTGGTTCGCATCTTCACCACCGGCAACCAGATGGTGCGGGAGACCTCCACCCGCCAGACCACCTTCACCTACGACCAGGTCTCGAACCTGACCGACAACCTGGGCCACCCGCTCCGCACGTTCGAGATTCGGGTTGCGGCCCGTGATCAGTTCGGGATGCTGACGGCGTTCTCGATGCTGACGGTCACGAACCCCGCGCCGCCCGCTGTGGTGCCGGTCATCAAGACCAGCATCCGGGCTGCGACCATCACCTGGGATTTGACCGCGATCTCCGACGCCGCTGGCGTCAAGCTCTGGGTCAGTGAAGTGGACAACTTCGTGCCGAGCGACAGCACGCTCGTCTACCACGGCCCGGGCACTTCCCACTCCCTTTTTGGTGACGCCAACCGGACCTACTATGTCCGCATGTCGGCTTACGACACGCTGAGCGACCGCGACCTGATCCTCTCGCTTCAGTACGACTTCGCACCCGAGGCCATCGATCTGACCGCTTTGGACGGCGAGTTCAGCAGCGTCATGGACTTCGTGCTGGGCGAAGATGAAGCCGACTTGGGAGCCCGCCTGGATGAATTGCAGCGCCTGGTGGAAGAGGCCAACCTTCGGGCCACCACCGGTGTGCTGACGGATTGGGATGACCGCCGCACGATCCGCAATGAGTTGGAGCTGTTCCAGGGTGAGGCTGAGGCCAAGTTCCTGGCGATCAGCGAGGTCCGTGTCAACGACAACGCGGCCTCCGCTGAACAGCTCACCGAGCTGTCGGCCCGCTTCGATACCACCGAGACCGTCATCAGCGAGCTGGACAACGTTCTCTCCAGCGCTGACGCCGCTTTGGCCAATAGCATCTCCATCATCACGGCCCGCGTTGGGGATGCTGAGACCGCGATTACGACTGCCAGCACCGCCAGCACGACCCGGGACACTGCCCTTGGCACCCGGATCGACAACGTCACCGCCCGGATTGGCACTGCTGAGGCTTCGGTCACGACCGAGACGGCTGCCCGTGTGAGCGCTGATGGCACGCTGGCCAATCAGCAGACCACGCTCAGCACCAAGTACAACGAGATGTCGGCCACGGGCCGCGTTGGCTTCCAGGTCGCTGCTGGTGTGGCCGGTGTCACTGCCCGCTATGCGGTCGTGCTGCGGGCCAACACCGCGAACCTCTATTCCGAAGCCGGTTTCTTCCTCGACATCCTGGCCAACGGCTCGACCCGTATGGCGATCAAGGCCGACTTGTTCGCGCTGCTGAACTCGTCGGGCGGCTACCTCTCCAGCCCGTTCTATGTCGAAGGCGGCAACGTCTTCATCGACAGTGCCTACATCAAGAACCTGACCTCTGACCATATCGCGGTCAACTCGTTGAACGCCAACCGGCTGGTCGCTGGCTCCATCACTGCCGACAAACTGGCAGCGGGCTCGATCACTGCTGATCGGATCCAGGCTGGCACGATCACCGCCGACCGTCTGATCCTGAATGGCATCAACACTGATCGTATCGCGGCTGACGCCGTCTCGAACTACTTCTCGGTTGGTGCGAACTTCCAAGCACCTGGCGCAAACGGACCATATGTCGGTGTTACAGCCAATGTTCAGGTAACTTCAGGGAAGTATCTGCAATTCAATTGGGGTGGCGGCAACCACGTCAATAATTCTGAAAGTCTTTGGATTAATGGATCCCAAGTTTCTACATCCCCTGGTGTTTATAGTGGTGTATCCCCGCTGACGGGGGTCTTGACCATTCAGGTTAAGGTGTATGTGGGGTCTGGTGGCAGTGATGCTGCTTATTACTACTACATCAACGGAGTGGCCTTCACGCGATGAGTACATATATCGTCTACCAAACCGCAACTGGTCTGGTCATCGAGAGTGGTGACGTTCACCCTTCAGTGGTGGATCTGACCACGGCCACAAAGCATCTGCCCGGCCAGGATATCGTCTGGGGTGTCCATGCTGATCTTCAGAACCAGGTCTTTCACTACGTTGAGGGTGAGCTGGTCGCCGGTGAGAGCACGTTCGATCTATCCGTCTACAAGGTCGAAGCAGCTCGCGCCGTCGATGAGGCCGCTGAAAAGCTGCGTAGCAGCTACATCACCCTCGGCGCAGGCATGGCCATGGTCTACGAGCAGAAGCTTCGTGAGGCTGAGCTTATCTCTGCCAGCACGGCCTATGACGCCGACCTGGGCGTGACCGTGACGACCGTCTCCCCGTACCTGGTGCCCAACCTCCAGGCCGAAGCGAACGACCTGGGCGTCAGCCTGCTTGAAGCTGCGAGCACGGTGCTCACGATGGGATTTCAGTGGGCTCACCTCTCGGCCATGATCGAGTCCAAGCGCCTGGGGGCGAAGCGGGCAATCATAGCAGCCTCGGACGCTGCTGGAGTTGACGCTGCGGCTCTCGTGGACTGGAGCTAAGTCTATGGGATTTGAAGCGAAATAACATTGACACCATCTCTATGGAAACCCCTAGAGGCTGGTGAATGACCCTTCTGTTTAGCGCGGGCACTGTTACCGCCACGGACAATTCCCCCAACATTACCTTCGTCGGTTCTGGGATTGTTCCTGCCCACGCCAAGCACGGCGACGAAATCCGTATCGCTGGTGGCTACTCTGGCTTCATCGACGACATCGACTACTCGGCTCAGACCGCTGTCATCTCCCCGGCCTTCACCGGCACCGGTGGATCCAGCAAGCAGTTCTCGATCCGTCGCGCCACGGCCATCTCGGTTTCGACCAGTGAGGCCCTGACCCAGGTCTACAATCTTCTCGACAACATCAACGCCTTTGACGCCAAGGGCACGGCCTTCTTCTACCTGTTCGGGCAGGGGGCCGCGCTCACCCGCTATGCCACGCCGAACAACGCCAGCCCTGCGTTGACGACCCAGCTCGTCATGTCGGCGGCTGACGCCAAGGACATGAACGTCGGCCCGATCATCCAGTCCTGGCGCACGAAGACCTTGATCATGATCAGGGCCGTCGAGAGCGCTGCCTATTCGGCGTTCCTGATGACCTCGCTGCCGGTCCTGGCCAATGGTCTGCTGACCTTCAACGTCCAGTACGTTTCGCACAGCGGCACCATAACCCCGAACGCCGCCGTGGTTGTCGGCTTTGTGCCGGGTGTGGATTATGATGCCCTCGACGCGGCTGTCGATGCGACTGCCGCCGACGTGGTGACCACCTCGGGGGGCGTGGCCGCAGCCACCACCGCGAAGAACGCCGCTGTTGAGGCCCAGACCGCAGCCGAGACGGCCCGTGGCCTGGCTGTCACCGCCAACACCAACGCCCAGACGGCACTGTCGGGTGCGAACACGGCCAAGACCGGAGCGGATACCGCATCGGCTGCCGCTGTTGTGGCCCGCACCGGGTCGGAGACCGCCAAGACCGCAGCTGAAGCAGCTCAGAGCGGGGCCGTGACCGCTCGCACCGGTGCCGAGACCGCCTTGGCCAGTGCTGTGACTGCCCGCACCGGGTCGGAAACCGCCCTGGCTGGTGCTGTCACTGCCCGCACCGGTGCCGAAACCGCCCAGACTGGTGCTGTCACTGCCAAGGTCGCTTCTGAAACCGCCCGCGATGCTGCTGTGACTGCACGAGCTGGTGCTGAGACTGCCCGGACTGGATCCGAGACTGCCCTGGCAGCTTCCGTAGTGGCCCGTGATGCCGCCGCTGCCAGCGCCACTGACGCCGATTTCTCAGAGGCCGCTGCCGTCACCGCCCGCACCGGGGCAGAGACCGCCCAGACCGGCGCTGTCGCCGCCCAGGCTGCGGCAGCAGGGTCTGCAACCTCAGCTTCCACCAGTGCCGCAGGAGCTGTTACCGCCCAGAACGCGGCGGCAGGGTCGGCAACGTCGGCCTCCACGGCAAACACCAATGCTCAGACCGCGAAGACCGCTGCCGAGACGGCCCAGGTCGCAGCTGAGACCGCTGAGACGAATGCCGAGACGGCCCAGGTCGCAGCCGAGACGGCCCAGACCGGTGCCGTGGCTGCCAAGGCCTCAGCCGAGACGGCCCGCGACGCCGCCGCTGGCAGCGCCAGTACCGCTGACACGGCTCGGATCGCTGCTGAAGCAGCCCGGGACTCGGCTGAGAACGTGAGCCCTGACAACTACCTGCTCAAGTCGTCCAACGGTTCGGACATTCCCGACAAGCCTGCATTCCTGGCAAATGTCGGAGCGCTCCCCCTCACTGGCGGCACCATCACTGGTGAGCTGACTGTCCAGGTAGCCGCTGGAGGGCAGTACTCAAAAATCTGGATGCGAGACGACGAGAGCACCAACGGCAAGAAGGGTCTTCACGCTAACACTGACCGGATTGGTTTTCTGGGTGGGGCTGATAACTGGTTGCTCTACGCCAATGCTGTGGGTCAGCTTTGGAGTCAGACCTATGGCTGGCTGCACGACTTCTTCATGCCCAAGACTGGTGGAACGTTGACGGGTAAGATGGTCATCTCCACTGCGACCACCACTGCTGCTGACGGATATTCGCCGCAGCTGGAGCTTCATGCTCCGAGTACTACGGGTGACGCGACGGTGGCTGTCGGCTTTCATATCGCGGGCAACTATGCCCGCAAGATCCATATGAGGGCTGATGGCTATATTGGGGTCACCGGATGGCAGTGGTATGTGGATACCTCTGGCAACATGGTCGCTTCGGGCAACATCTCGGCATACTCGGACGAGCGCCTCAAGGAAAACATTCGCCCGATTGACTCCGCGCTCGACAAGCTGATGCAGCTCGATGGCGTCATGTTTGAATGGAACGGCAAGACCACGCTTGTCGGCAAGCCAAAGGGCACGACCGATATTGGCGTCATTGCTCAGCAGGTTGAGAGGGTGTTCCCCGAGATCGTTATCGATTCGATCTCTGATAGTGAACACGACCATCAGGTCTGGAAAACCGTCGACTATGCCCGCTTGGTGCCAGTTCTGATCGAGGCCATCAAGGAGCTGCGTGCCGAGGTCAACGAGTTGAGGGGTTTGTAAAATGACCCTCCCGGCCACTGGTATTCTCTCTGTCTCTGCCATCAACGTCGAGATGGCCTTGGCTGCAACTACAGCCTTCAACCTTAACGCTGCCGCTGTCCGCGACTTGGCCGATGTCCCATCTGGCGTGATCAGCTTTGGTAACCTCCGGGGAAAAACCTTCGAGTTCGTGGTCGTGATTGCAGCCAACACCAACAATGTGATCTGCAAGAACCTCTTCAGTGCGGCTAACTGGGCCTCATCAACCCCTAAGCGGGTAATCATCAACTCTGGCGTTACGATTGGCTCGACGAACGCCAGCTACGCCTTGGCGATAACGGTTTCTGCCAATGGGCAGGCTGGCAGCTTCGGTGGCGCACTCACTATCGAGAACCGGGGCGTTATCTCGGGGATCGGCGGCGCTGCCAACTCCGGTGTCGGTGGCAACGCTGTTTGGGCAAACTTCCCCGGCATTAGCGGTCAGAAGGCAACCCTGATCAATACCGGCACCATTCGTGCCGGTGGTGGTGGTGGTGGTCGAGGCGGCACGGGTGGCTCGGGTTTTTACGACACTGCCATCACGGTCTATGAGCCTGCCGGTGGAGGGTACACTGGGTCATTGAACCCCCTGTATTACTGGTCGACCTTCACGGGCAACAATGGCGTAACAACTCAATCACTGCGTTGGAACAACGCAGCCATCGCTGACGGCGGTTCTGTAGCAATTCCCGCATCTTATGGTGGGTATTATTACGAGCGCACAGGCACTGCCTTTGATGTCAGCGACAGTAACCGAAATTTTAAGTACCCCGTTCGCCGCTCCTACGGATCGTCCACTCGGACTAACACCACTGGTGGTGGTGGTGGCAACGGCGGTCGTGGTCTCGGGTTCGATGCCGCAGCAGCAGCGGGTGCCGGGGGCGCTGCTGGCGGAACCAACGCTGGCAAGGGTGGCACCGGCGGGACAGGTGGCGCTTATGGCGCAACCGGTGGCACGGGCGCAACCGGTGTGACTGGCAATTCCACTGCTGGTGCCGGTGGCGCAACCGGCGGTCTGGCGGGCTTTTACCTCAATGGCTCTAACAGTTTGACACTATCCAATTCCGGCACTGTCGCCGGTCGTGCAGCAGCATAAAGGAACCGAACGATGAATGACTATCTAGTCTCCGATCCGCACCTCGCTCATGTTTTTCTCACCGAGAACAGACGCTTCCTTGATCAGATCAACAGCGCCGGTGACGCGATCATCAACCTCTATCCGCAGGTCGAGGTGTTGAGCTGGCCGATCCAGAAGGCCGAGGTGGAGCGCTTGATGGCGAGTGATCAGCCGAGCCTCACCATGGTGCCGTTTCTTACGCAGGTTTGCGCTGCCCAGTTTGGTGCAGCCAGCGATGAAGAGCGCCTGGCCCAGGTGATGACTAAGGCCGAAGCGGTCAATACGAACGCCAACAACTGGGCGGCTGTGGCTGCCTATCTTGGTGGTTTGCGCGCTCGTACTCAGGACCGCTACGACCTGGCAACTACTGCCGTCGAGATCCTCAATATCACTGTCGAAGCGACCATGGAGCTTGAGGAGTTCCGGCGCAACGCTGGTATCTAGGCTATGTTCCCCGATTTTGAAGACGACGGCTGCACCCTCTTCTTCGACAAGTGGAAGGGGATCGATCTGCGGCAGTGCTGCGATGTCCACGACCAGGCCTTTGCATACGGCACGACCTTCGACCAGTGGGTGGACGCCAATCTGGCCCTGGTCCAGTGCGGGATCGACCACGGGGCTCTGGGCTGGGCAGTGCTGGCGTTCTTTGGTCTCTTCATCGGCAGCGCCCCGTTCTTCTTTCTCGGGAGGAAGAAGAGTGGCGACCCGACATAAAGGCATCATCGCCTACGGCACGGAGGATGACCGCGAGAAGCTGGCCATCCTCTCCCAGCTGTCGGGGAAGTCTGGCAGCGAGATGATCATCGACATGATCCGGGCCAAGTACCAGGACGTGCTGGGCACAGACGAAGTCATCGCCTTGCATCGCAGGTAGGTGGCCTGCTCTCAGGCATTCCCCATATTGAAAGGAATGCCACCCCGAGACCAATACATGGCCGACTCGTCCAACTCCAACGACCTGAATGACATCGTCAATCAGCTTCAAATCCTAGCTGTTTCTGGCGTTGCCGGGGCGTTCTTCCGGGCCATTGTCGCTCCTGAAAAGGAGTGGCGTCGACGTATTGTTCAAGGTTTGGCTGGCGCAGTTTCGGCCATTTTCCTGGGCGGCATTCTGGGTCACTTCGTAAACCAGGTGGTCGAATCTGGTCCCTACGCCTATCTGGCTGCTGGCTTCATCATGGGCTCAGGTGGTGAAGTCGCCGTGAAGGCAATTCAGGACCGTGTCCTTGGAGGCAAGAAGTCGTGATGCTCTTTCTCAACAACACCCTTACCGGCGCGATTGTGATCTGCTGCTGGTATATGGCTCACCTGTTCTCAAGTCGCAGTCCCGTCCTTGGCCGCATCATCGCCCTCATTTTCGGCCTGGTGGGTGTGATGATCACCGCCGTTGCCGCCATGCGAACCCTCCAAATGGACATCCAAATCGTGTCCATTGTTTCGAAGGGCTCCTACCTCATCCTCTTCGTGGTTCTCGGCATCTGGGTGAACGGTTCAAAACGACTCACCACGGAGAAGTCTGTCGGTCTGTGAGCCCCCATATCTTGGTGACAATCACCAAGAAGACTCCACACCATGCTGTTAGCCCACGCTGAAGCTGTCTCCCAACTGGCCAAGCAATACGACATCGAGCCCGCCGTCCTCCTGGCGGTGATCGATGTCGAGAGCAATGGTGCAGAGTTTGGCCCATCCGGGATGCCGATCATCCGCTGGGAAGGCCACTACTTCGACCGCCTGGTCCCGGCCCACCTCCGCGAAGAAGCCCGCAAGGCAGGACTGGCTCACCCCACCGCAGGCAAGATCAAGAACCCCGCCAGTCAGGCCGACCGATACGCGATCCTCGCCAAGGCGATGAAGATCGATCCTGCTGCCGCTCTGTCCTCCATCTCGATGGGCGTCGGCCAGGTGATGGGTTCGCACTGGGAGAAGCTGGGCTTCACCAGCGTGGTCCAGATGTTCGACATGGCCCGCACCGGCTACATCGGCCAGGTCGAGCTGATGGTCCGCTACATCGTGGCCTTCGGTCTGCTGGACGAACTCAAGCGTTATGACTGGTCTGCCTTCGCCCGTGCCTACAACGGCAAGAACTACGCCGCTGGCGGCTACCACACCCTGCTCAAGGCTGCCTACCTTCGACTGACTGGCATGTCCCCGGTCCCTGCATCGGACGGCATGGTCCGCATGGGATCCAAGGGGATCGCCGTTCGTGAGGTGCAGCAGCTCCTGGCCCGCGCCGGTCTGGCCGTCAAGGTCGACAGCGACTTCGGTCCTTCGACCCGCGACGCGGTTCACGCCTTCCAGCTCTCGATGGGTATCGAGGCCGATGGCGTCGTTGGCCCCGAGACCATGGCCAAGCTCAACACCTTCCGGACCTCGCCCGACGAAGCGGTGGGCAATCTCAAGGTGACCGAGATCAATGATGTGAAGGAGGCCGTGGTGGTCGGCACCAGTGGTGCCGGTGGTCTGGTGGTCCTGGAACAGACCCTCACCAAGGCGGCTGACAAGATCGGCACGATGCCTGGCCTTGAGATGATCACGCAGGGGCTGACCATTGCCGCTGTGGTGGTCTCGCTGGCTGCCGTCGCCTACGGCATGCGTGGCTGGATGAAGGCCAAGGCATGACCCCCATCATCACCAAGTACCTGGCCATGCTGGGCTTCGGCTTTGCGCTTTTGGCCACTGGGTACGGCGTCGGCTACACCGATCACAAGAACAAGGTTGAGCTGGACTCCGTCAAGAACCAGCTCCGCATCGAGCAGCAGGACGCGGTCCAGGCTCAGAAGGATGAACTGGTCATCCAAGAATACGTCACCCAGGTTCAGGAACTCCAGAATGCACTATCTGACCAAAGCCGCATTTGTTTCGATGACATTGATGCTGGGCGGCTGCGCCAGCTTTGGGCAGTACCCGGTTGACCCCGGCCTGAAGGCCTGCATCGAGGCCACGGTCCCTGTCCCTGTCGGGCAGTCCCTTTCCCAGAAACGTCTGTTCACCCTCGTGGCCGACCTGAAGCAGAGCGAGACCGAGAAGGTCTTCTGCGGTCGCCGCCTTATTCAACTCGTGGAGCAAAAATGAGCCAGGCCCTACTCGACGCCCTCCAGACGATGATCCCCATCCGTGGGGCCTTCGCCATCGTACCCAGTGACGTAGCCGATCTGCCGAAGCCGGTTCGCCAGATCAGCATTGGCACCCTCGGCACGGTCAAGGTCCAGTTCGCGGGCGGCGACATCGTCACCTACAAGAAGTTGGACGACTCGGTGATCTCGGGGAGCATTGTGAAGGTGTTCGCCACCGGCACCACGGCTACCAACATGGTCGGAGAGGTCTGATGCCCAGGCTTGGGGTCGGCCCGCGTGCTCGGAAGGGGTCCAAGGTAGCAGCCTTTGCCACCACCGGCCCCAACCTCATGTCGAACGCCAACCTCCAGGCTGGCACAGTCACGGGATCGCCCGGCACCAACCCCACCAACATGTTTGTGGAGAGCAGCCAGAACGGTCTGGTTCGCACCATCACGAAGGGGGCAGGGTATGTCGATATCCGATATGCGGGCACGGCCTCCACAGGTAACCGGATCGACACCGACTTCGGTGTCCTGAACGATGTGCCTGCCGTGCTGGGTAGTAAGCGTGAAGCCTTCATTGACATGGAAGTCATCAAGAGCGCGATCACTGCCAAGGGGCTGACCTACCTCGAACGGAAGATGGAGACGGACGAAGACGTTGCCACTTTCATCGAGCTGGGCTACCGGACCTTCCCCCAGGTC